TTGGTTCCATTATGTGGTTGCTGACCATATCGGTGAGGCAATAAAAAAATATTTTAATAACCAATCTATTGGTTTTAATACTGAAAATAATGAAAGTCAATGTAAGTATTTAAAATCACTAGTGAGTGAGGCATAATGAGTAATTTTAAAGACAACAGTGGTTTAGAAAAAATAAAATCAAAAATGTCACAAGAAGAGCGTGATGAATTAATGAAAAAATTTTTAGAAAAAGGTGGCAAAATAGATAAACTGAAACCTGGTATGGCATATAATATGGGCTCTTTAGATAAATCAAAAAAACCTGCCTATACAAAAGAAGATATTGCAAAAGGTGTCAAGGGTAACACTCCTAGACCTAATTATGATACATATAAAAAAGGATCATACCACGACTATGATGTTGGGGGCGATAAACCACCTAGGTGGGAAAGACAACCAAAAAATGAGATGGGAGGTAAATAGTAAATGTCAATTACAGTAGAAGTAAGAGGTGACAATTTAGAAAAGGCTTTACGTGTTCTTAAAAAGAAAGTGCAAAAAGCAGGAATAGTTAAAGAGTTAAGAGCTAAACAATATTTTTCTAAACCCTCTGAAATTAAAAGAGAAAAGGCCAAAGAACGATCAAAAATTATTAGAAAAGCACAGAAAACTAATGATGAAATTCTTGGTTATAAGTGGATAAAAGGTACAAAAGTAAAAAAAATATAAGAATTCTATACCGTCTGTGTTGAAAGAATATATATATTATTACTACATGGCTATTCATAAGACCTTGTAGAGGTGTAGATTGGGTAGATTATTCTACCTAAAAAAACGGTGATCTTTGCCAGTTTAACTCCGTGACAAAAGAAAACTGGCGCTTGAAATTATATAAATAATTATTATATAATATATGAACGCCTTATAGGGTTCAGAAAATAAACTTTGCTTAACAAAAGGAGGTTATATGACCAATACAAAAGCACTATCTATTTTCAATCAATTAAGACCATTATCAGTAGGATTTGACGACATGTTCGATCATTTCGAATCTATGTTTGATCACCCTACGGTTAATTATCCACCATACAATCTAGTTAAGACAGGAACTCATAAATTCGATATTGAGATTGCTCTTGCAGGTTTCAATAAAAAAGATATTGAGATCACTAGTGAGAACAATATACTAACTATCGAGTCTAAAGTCTCATCTGTTGCTGTAGATTCAGTTGGTGCTGATAAACCAAAAGATCAGGCAATGATTCATAAAGGTATCTCAAAAAGATACTTTAAAAGATCGTTTACTATCGCTGATGATGTTGAAGTTAAAGGTGCCGAGTTAAAAGACGGCCTATTGAAAGTGTCTATGGAGAAGATTATTCCAGATGCTAAAAAACTAAAGACTATATCTATTACATAACAAACCAATACGTGCTATGTTTTAAACGCATAGCACGTATAAATACTTAATATCGTTCATCTATTCAATAGACGGAAGTACCTATTAAGGGAAGGAACGCACCTAACTATAAAAGGAGGGTGTATGAGCTTTTTAAGTGAAAGTAGATTTACCCATTTATTTAAAGCAAGAAATAAAGCAAAAAAGATTGCTGACAAAGCAAAATCATTAATGTTTAGTAGAAGTGAAGTAAATATAAATGGTGGAGGCACTTCAGGTTACACAGTAAAAGAGGGTGCTAACAAAGGTAAAATCTTAGGACACAATTCAACTAAATCTACAAATAATTGGTAGTACAGACGCTTGACAAACTGACGTGATTCGTGTATAATTAGATTATTAAATAGGAGAAATAAATTATGAAACAAGGTGATAGAATACCTGATATTAGTTTTAGAACTAGATCATTAGGTGAATGGAAGAATATCAGTACAGATGACTACTTCAAAGGTAAGCGAGTAATATTGTTTGCTCTACCTGGTGCATTTACTCCAACATGTTCAAATCAACAACTACCTGGTTACGAAAAATTACATGACGTATTTAAACAACATGGTATAGATGAAATTTATTGTTTATCAATAAATGATTCTTATGTGATGAACGCTTGGGCTGCTAATCAAAAATTAGAAAAAGTTAAAGTGATACCTGATGGTAATGGTGACTTTACAGATCAAGTAGATATGCTTGTAGAAAAAACCGATTGTGGTTTTGGTATGAGATCATGGCGTTACGCTGCAATTATAAATGATGGTACCGTTGAAGTTATGTTTGAGGAACCTGGTAAGGTTGATAACAATGATGGAGATCCATATAGTGTATCTTCGCCAGAGAATGTATTGAAATATTTACAATCAATAGCTGTTGACTCAAATGCAATTTAGTGATATAATAATATTATGAAATACAATGAAGATAAGATACTAAAGGAGATCAAAGAGTATATTGAGTCTACATATGGACAACATTACTCATCTGGTAAAGATGGTATACAAACTTTAGATTTATTAAAGTCTATTGGTATTAAGAGTGATTTTTGTCAGGCAAATGCAATCAAGTATTTGTCAAGGTATGGCAGAAAAAGTGGTTATAATCGTAAAGACTTGCTTAAAGCATTACATTATGTTATACTATTATTAAATAATGATAAGGAGAAGAAATGAAAATAAGTGATAATACGATTAGTATATTAAGAAATTTTAGTGACATAAATGCTAATATACTATTTAAACCTGGTAAAACTTTAAATACAGTTTCTACCATGAAAAACATTATGGCAAAGGCTGATATTGAAGATGAATTTGAAACTGAATTTGGCATATATGATTTGCCAGAGTTTTTAAGAGCGATTGATTCTTTCAGACAACCGCTTTTAAAATTTAACGGTTCAGCGAATCTGAAAATACAAGATGAAAAAACATCTCTTTCAGCAAGATATGCTTTTGCTGATAAGTCGACTTTAGTAACACCTACTAAAGATATTAAAATGCCAGATCAAACAGTTTCATTTACATTGAAAAATGAAGACTATGATTCTGTTAAAAAGTTATATACTAACTTGAGTCTACCCGATATTGCTTTTATAGGTGAAAAAGGCAAGATCAAATTAGTTGCTTTAGATAAAAAAAATAGTAACTCAAATGAATCATCAATTACAGTAGGTGCAACAGATTTAGAGTTTACTGCATATATTAAGGCCGAGAATATGAAAATTATTCCTGGTGAATATGAAGTTGTTTTATCGAAGGCAAAGATTGCTCACTTCATAAACAAAAAGGTTAAAGTACAGTATTGGATTGCTTTAGAAGCTGACTCAACATTTTAAGGTGGTAATATGTCAGATTTTCTATGGGTTGAAAAATACCGTCCACGAAAAATATCAGAATGTATCTTAACTGAAGATTTAAAGAATACTTTTTCTAAATTTCTTTCTCAAAAAGAAATACCAAATCTTCTTCTTTCAGGCACAGCAGGTACGGGTAAAACAACAGTTGCTCGTGCCTTGTGTGAAGAACTAGGTGCTGATTACTTAATCATCAATGGTTCAGATGAAGGTAGACATATTGATACTTTACGTACCACAATCAAAAACTTTGCGTCCACTGTATCACTAGACGAATCAAGTACACATAAAGTTATTATTATAGATGAGGCAGACTATATGAACGCTGATAGTGTTCAACCTGCATTACGTAATTTTATTGAAACGTTTTATAAAAATTGTAGATTTATTTTTACTTGCAATTTTAAAAACAAAATCATACCTGCATTGCATAGTCGTTGTACAGTTATTGACTTTCGTATTACAAATGGCCAAAAAATTAAAACTGCCACTGCATTTATGGAAAGATTAGGTGTTATTCTTAAAGATGAGAATATAGAATTTGACAAAAAGGTACTTGCTGAATTAATACAAAGACATTATCCAGACTTTCGTAGAACTATCAATGAATTACAAAGATATTCCGTAAGAGGTAAAATTGATAGTGGCATACTTATATCAATGTCAGATATGAATAATAAAGAGTTAGTCAAGTTATTAAAAGAAAAACGATTTGGTGATATGAGAAAATGGGTTATTGAAAACCTTGACAAAGATCCTTCTTCACTATTCAGTGGCATTTACGATATACTATATAAGAATCTACAACCACAATCTATACCTGCAGCTGTGTTAACGATTGCTGATTACCAATATAAATCAGCTTTTGTAGCTGACCATGAGATAAATATGGTTGCGTGTCTGACACAGATCATGGCAGAATGTAAATTTAAGTAGAGGATAAAATGGCAAGAAGAACATTATTGAGAACTTTAATAGTAAAGTTAAGAATGTGGTATGCTGATATAAGAGGTCATCATGGTAAAAGATGGGATTATGAACCAAGCGATTACTATATGGGTTCACATAAAGGTCATATAAAACACGAAAAAAAATATAAATGAAATATTCCGAAGTAGCTCAGTTGGTAGAGCAGTTGACTGTTAATCAATTGGTCGCAGGTTCGAGTCCTGCCTTCGGAGCCAGAGCCGTTTTAGCTCAGTTGGTAGAGCAACTGATTTGTAATCAGTAGGTCCGCGGTTCAAATCCGTGAAGCGGCACCAGAAAGTATATTATGATAGAATATAAATTAAGTGATTATTTGAATGCCATCAACTGGTCTAAGGTAGACTTACTTGATGGAGACGATTTAACTTGGGAAAAAAAGTATCCACCATTTGTTATAAATCGTTGTTTATCTCAACATGTTGACGCCATAATGATGGCAAATGAAGTTAACATGAGACATTATATCAGCAATAGGTTACAGTTTCATTTTTTGATAAATAGTATTCGTAAGAGAAAGAGGTTTGGCGGTAAATGGGCCAATGCGTCTAAATCTAAAAATTTAGAGTATGTGAAAGAATATTATGGTTACAACAACACAAAGGCAAAAGTAGCCCTTGACATACTGGACAAAAAACAATTAGACTTTATCAAACATAAGTTAGATAAAGGTGGGAGAGAAAAATAATGAATGAGACTTACAGTTGGTCACCTGAACAAATGCTTGAAGTTACTATTAAGCAACCAGATGATTTTTTAAAAATTAGAGAAACACTATCACGGATAGGTGTAGCCAGTAGAAAAGATAAAAAACTATATCAATCGTGTCATATTTTGCATAAACAAGGAAAATATTACATTGTTCATTTTAAAGAACTTTTTGCTTTAGATGGCAAAAAATCTACTTTAATTGAGAATGATATACAAAGAAGGAATACAATTTCTGTTTTAATGCAGGATTGGGGTTTACTTACAATCTTAAAACCAGAAGAAGCACAAAATAAAGCTCCTTTATCGCAAATAAAAATTATTGCATTTAAAGAAAAGAAAGAGTGGAGTTTAGAGGCTAAATATAATATCGGTAAAAAAGAAAACACTGAAAGTAAATCTAAACAAGAAGAAGTTGAAAAAACTGAAGAAATAGTACAAACTGAAAATTAATATTATAGGAGTATATTATGATTAGATTATATAGACTCACCACAGGTGAGGATATGATTGGTACACCAATCACTGAAAACGAAAACGATACTTATCAAGGAATTAAAAAACCTTTTGTATTGATTCCAATGCAAGGTCAACCTGGTAAACCAATGCAAATAGGATTTCATCCATACATACCATATACAAAAGATGAAGTTGTTAATGTTAAAAAGGCAAATATAGTAGCTGAAACAACACCAGATGATAATATGGTAGCAGCTTATCAACAAAATACTGGTCAGTTAGTTACACCTAAAAGTAAAATTATCACATAGTTGACTTTTCTAAGTCTTTGTGTTATAATATTATATGAATTTAGCGAGCACCTTTTATACAAACGTAGTTGAGCATAGAGGTAAATTACTTATCCGAGGTGTCGCTGACGGTCAATCGTATTTGAGTCGTATTAACTATAGTCCTAAACTATATTTACCCACAAAAGAACAATCTCAATTTAAAACACTAGATAACATAAATCTTAAGCCTAAAAGATTTGATTCTATTTCAAAGGCAAAACATTTTTATAGTGAATATAATGGCATGCCTGAATATAAAATCTATGGCATGAATAGATATAACTATCAGTATATCGCTGACGAATACAGGGGTGATATGAAATGGAATAAAAATTACATAAAGATATTCACACTTGATATTGAAACCGAGTGTGAGAACGGCTTTCCAGATCCGGATACTGCAAAAGAGACTATTATTTGTATTACTGTAAAAAATCATAGTAATAAACAAATTATAACATGGGGTACTGGCGACTTTACTACTAAACAATCCAACTCAACATATATTAAATGTCAAAATGAAAAACACTTATTATTAGAGTTTTTAAAATTTTGGTGTAAAAATCATCCTGATATAGTTACTGGTTGGAATGTAAAATTTTTTGACATACCATATCTTATGAATCGAATGAGATATATGTTTGATAATGATACAATTAATAAAATGTCACCGTGGAATTATGTCAACGCAGATAGAATACAAGTTGGGAATAAAAACAATCAGATATGGAATATACTAGGTGTTTCTATCTTAGATTATTTTGATTTATATAAAAAATTTACTTATGTTAGACAAGAAAGTTATAAACTTGATTACATTGCTAAAGTAGAATTGGGTCAACAAAAATTAGAAAATCCTTATGAAACGTTTAAAGATTTTTATACGAAAGACTATCAGAGATTTGTAGAATATAATATACAAGATGTTGAATTGGTTGATAGGTTAGAAGATAAAATGCGATTGATTGAATTGTGTTTAACTATGGCATATGACTATAAAGTAAATTATACAGATGTATATTCACAAGTAAGATGTTGGGATACACTGATTTATAATCATCTACTTAAAAAGAATATTATTATACCACCCAAAGAAGACCATGAAAAGGATACACAATATGAAGGTGCGTATGTAAAAGACCCACAACTAGGACTACATGAATGGATCGTATCGTTTGATTTAAACAGCTTGTATCCACATTTGATTATGCAATATAATATAAGTCCTGAAACATTTGTTGGTGTTGAATCGCAAACAGTAGGTGTTGAAAACTATTTAAATGAAAAATTTAATCTTACTTGGGCCCAGAAAAAAAATGTAACTATTGCACCTAATGGTGCTATGTTTAAAAAAGACAAACAAGGTTTTCTTGCTGAGTTGATGGAGAAAATGTATAGTGATCGTGTAGTATTTAAGAAGAAAGCGATTCAAGCTAAAAAAGAATTTGAAAAAACAAAAGATCCAATCTATGAAAATGAAATTGCTCGATGTCATAATATTCAGATGGCAAAAAAGATTTCACTTAACTCTGCCTACGGTGCAATTGGCAATCAATACTTTAGATACTTTGATGTTAAACAGGCAGAGGCAATAACACTAGGTGGTCAGTTGTCTATTCGTTGGGTTGAAAGAGATGTAAATAAATTTATGAATAAAACTCTAAGTACAACCAATGTAAATTATGTTGTTGCTTCTGATACAGATTCAATCTATTTAAGGCTTAGTCAGTTAGTCGAAAAGGTATGTAAAGATAAAACGGATAAACAGATTGTAGGTTTTTTAAATAAAGTATCCGAGCAAAAGATACAAAAAGTTATTGATAATAGTTTTGAAAATCTTGCTAAATATGTAAATGCATATGATCAGAAAATGATTATGAAACGAGAAGCAATTGCTAACAAGGGTATATGGATTGCTAAAAAAAGATACATGATGAATGTATTTGATGAAGAAGGTGTCGTTTATGATACACCTAAACTGAAAATTATGGGTGTTGAAGCTGTCAAGTCTTCTACACCTGAAGTGTGTAGAAGTAAGATTAAACAAGCTATTCGTCTTATTATGAATGATAATGAGGATACAGTTGTAAAATTTGTAAATAGTTTTAAAGACGTATTTAATACATTATCGCCTGAAGAAATTGCGTTTCCTAGATCATGCAATAACCTTAGTAAATATACTAACTCGTCAAGTATGTACAACAAAGGAACTCCTATACATGTAAAAGGTGCTTTGATATATAATCACTTTATACATAAAAACAAACTTGAAAGAAAATATCCATTAATTAAAGAAGGTGATAAGATTAAATTCCTAATGTTAAAACAACCCAATACGGTTAAAGATACTGTTATTTCTTTTTCTACAAAGATACCATATGAATTTGATTTACATAAGTATATTGATTACGATATGCAATTTCAAAAGTCTTTTACTGATCCACTAAAATTTATATTAGATTCAATTGGATGGAAACTTGAACGAGAGGCCACACTTGAAAGTTTCTTTGAATGATAGATTTTTTTCTAGTTATGGTCATGGCACATTGGGGCTATGCTACAGGAGGTATTTTAGCAATTAAAACAGACTGGAGTATACCTAGATTTTTAATTACAATATTATTATTATGGACATTGACAAAAAGTATAATGTGATATATGCTGATCCACCGTGGTCATTTAAGACATATTCAGACAAGGGTAAAGATAGAAGTCCTGAAAAACATTATAGCGTTATGAATTTTAAAGATATATGTAATATGAATGTGAGTAGCATATCAAATGATAATTCGGTTTTATTGATGTGGGTTATAGATCCTTTGTTAGACAAAGCCTTTGAGGTTATAAATGCATGGGGATTTAAGTATAAAACTGTAGCTTTTACTTGGGCAAAAACTAATAAAACAAAACCAGGATTCTTTACAGGTTTAGGATATTGGACAAGAGGTAATCCCGAAATGTGCTTATTGGCAACAAAAGGTAAACCTAAAAGAATTAGTAAATCAGTACCACAATTAGTTGTAGAACAACGTAGAGAACATAGTAGAAAACCTGATATAATGTATAATCATATTGAGAACTTATTAGAAGGACCTTATATAGAACTCTTTGCTAGAACACAAAGAGTTGGCTGGGATAGTTGGGGAAATCAAACAGATAAATTTTAGTATGGAATTGACTTTATCAATATTTTATGTTATACTTATATATTCTTTTATAATATGGTTATTAATAAGGTGGAATAATGAGTGATTATTTGAATAAGTACAATGGCAAATTGCCTATAATGGATCAACAAACGTTTGAACGTGTAACAAACGATATAGGCAAAGAACAGTTTAGATTAGATTTAGCAGATTATATTGCTAAACATAGACCTATCTTTCCTTTAAAACAAATATCTTATGAAGTAATGCGACAAGCATTTAAAAGTCTACAAAAACAAGATGTATGGCAATATGTAAAACCATTAGAACAATTAGAGAAAAATGTAAAAGAAAAATATGACGATTACAAATATAATTTTAAAGAACATGGTTTAGGGATTATAGATGCGCCGTCCATTTACAATGACGTATCAAATTATTTTCATCAATATTTAAGATTGAATTGTAGTAGTTTTGGTTTTAAAGCTCCGTTGGATGTGTGGAAAAATGGTACAGCAAAAGATATATGGCGTTGCCTTGGTCCTATTTGGCGAGGAATTAATAACATGAAACCTGTAATGGTAGATGGCAAAGAAGAACTACGGGGTGGTAGATTAGATGATAAGAGTTACATGTCAGCATTTAGATTAGGTACGTATATCGCAACACAATTTAAACCAAATGTAGCAAAGACAATCTATCAGATGACAAATGCCAAAAGAGTATTAGATACATCATGTGGTTGGGGTGATAGACTTGCAGGTTTTTTTGCTAGTGATGCTGAAGAATATATCGGTTGTGATCCTAATCCTAATACATACAAACAATATTTAAAACAAGTTGAAACATATAACAGTTTCTTATCTAAACCTAAAAAAGTAACTATCTATAATTGTGGCGCTGAAGACTTACCATGGGATAAAATAGATGATATAGATTGTGCATTTACAAGTCCACCATACTTTTCTACTGAAAGATATAATGAGGGTGGTGAGAAAGAAGAAAATCAATCATGGTTTAAGTTTGATGAATATTCTAAATGGCGTGATGATTTCTATCTGCCTGTCGCAAAAAAGAGTTTTGAAAGATCAAAACATATGTTTGTTAATATAATGGATCCTAATATAAAAGGTAAAAGATATTATTCAAGTGATGAATTAGTTGATAGTTTAAAAGAACATTTTGTAGGACAAATAGGAATGAGAATAATGCAAAGGCCTAAATCAGATAAACTATTTGAAAGTGAAGAAGAAAAGGCTGAGTTTATGAATAGAATATATATTGAAAATGTTTGGTGCTTTTCAAAAGAAAGATTAGATTACTTTAGACACAGTAGAAAGGCAACTTTGTTTTAATGTCGGTAGTAGATGTAGCAATAACAAACTTGTGTAATGCAAGATGTCCTCAATGTCAAAGATACTGTAAGGTTAAATAATAAATATGAATATGGCTATTACAAAACAATCATATGCAGATTTAAAAGAATATTGGGACCACCAAAGACTATTAGAATATAATAGAGAGAGATTACAAAATTCATTAAAACCAATGTCTGGTAAATTTTTTGATAATGATGGTCAAATGACAAACGATCAAATGTTTGATCACGTATGGAAAGATATTACAACCGAAGATTTAGAAGAACCAAAAGAACATTGGATACCTAAAAATGAAAAATATAGATTCGAGTGGGAAGGTGAACCTATAAAAAATAAAGAGGATAAAAAAGTTGTATTAAGAGCAAAACCAGGACAAACTGTAAAAGGTAATGTATTTGACGCTTGACAAAGTTGAATAATTTTGATATAATAAGACATAAAAATTGATAAGGAAATAATACAAAATGACAGATGATAAATCAGTAGATAAATCTTTTGAGAATGAAGCACCAGCACCATCACCTATGGTACAAATATCTTTAAAAGAATATGATAAATTAAGAGAAAAACAACATTACATTACTGATAAAGATTTAATTGCTTGTATAGACAAGATAGAAGAATTAGTTAGAGCAGTAAGAAAACATATAGTTAGAACAGATATATAAAGGAGACAATTGAATGAGTGATTTTTTAAAAGATATAATCAAAGAAACAGGTAATGAATATGCAACACTAGTGAGTGAAGGTGTAGAAGCTGGTGATGTTGATTCCTTTATTGATACAGGTTCCCTTGCCTTCAATGCTTTACTATCAGGATCAATCTATGGTGGTATGCCATCAAATAAGATTACAGCAATTGCAGGTGAAGCTGCAACAGGTAAAACTTTCTTTGCATTAGGAATAGTAAAAGCATTTTTAGAAAAAAACAAAGACGCAGGTGTGATTTACTTTGAATCAGAAAGTGCGTTAACAAAAGATTTAGTTGAAAGTCGTGGTATAGACAGTAGCAGAATGGTTATTGTACCAGTTGCCACAGTACAAGAGTTTAGACATCAATCAATTAAAGTGATTGACAAATATATAGAACAAAACGAAAAGACTAGAAAACCTTTAATGTTTGTATTAGATAGTTTAGGAATGTTATCTACTACAAAAGAGATGGAAGATACTGCCGAAGGTAAAGAAACTAGAGATATGACTAGATCGCAGATTGTAAAAGCTGCATTTAGAGTATTGACTTTAAAACTTGGCAAAGCAAAAGTACCTATGATTATGACCAATCATACATATGATGTAATTGGTTCTATGTTTCCTCAAAAGGAGATGGGTGGTGGTTCAGGCCTTAAATACGCTGCAAGTAATATCGTGTATCTATCTAAACGTAAAGAGAAAGATGGCAAAGAAGTCATTGGTAATATTATTCATTGTAAGAATTACAAGTCAAGGTTGACAAAAGAAAATGCTTTAATTGATGTAAGATTAACATATAAAGATGGCCTTGATAAGTATTATGGGTTATTAGAACTCGCTATCAAACACAATATATTTAAATCTGTCTCTACAAGAATAGAACTGCCTGACGGATCAAAACAATATGCTAAAACAATTAATAATGAACCTGATAAATTCTTTACTAAAGATGTTCTCGCTCAAATTGACGAAGCAGCCAAAAAAGAATTCCTCTATGGGGCAGAATAAAAAAAAATATGTTTTTGCTCAAAGAGATGCAGATGATTTTAGCTGCATTAAGTTGACAAATGAACCATATTCTGATATAATCTATTCATATACAAATGTTAAATTTGCTTCTGAACAAAATTCTGAAGGAAGATTACCATTAAAATTTACTTATGATATTAAAAAAAACCCTAATGACGTTGATGTACAAAGTGAAGAATTTAGACAGTACATTGGTGATATATTAATAGATGTAATAGAGGAACAATTAGAAAATGGCACCATCAACTTTAAATGAAAAATTTGAAATAACAATCTTAACTAATCTTCTTCACAATGAAGAATTTGCCCGTAAAGTTGTACCTTTTTTAAAAGAAGAATTTTTTAAAGATAGAGTGGAAATAACTATCTTTAAACAGATAAATACCTTTATAGAAAAATATAATAATCTTCCTACAAAAGAAGCCTTAATAATTGAGTTATCAAATCTAAAAAATATTACCGAGGAAGAATTTAAACAATCAAAAGAAGTTTTGAATACATTAAATAATGAGTCTAATATAGATCAACAGTGGCTGTTAGATACAACTGAAAAGTTTTGTAAAGAACGTGCTGTATATAATGCTGTACTAAAAGGAATACAAATTATAGATGGCAAAGATAAACGACATACTCCGGAGGCGATACCGAGCATTCTTAGTGAAGCTCTTGCTGTTAGTTTTGATTCTCATATTGGACATGATTATCTAAATCAAACGGATGATCGATTTGAATACTATCATAGAACTGAAGAACGACTAAAGTTTGATTTACAATATTTTAATCGTATAACAAAAGGTGGTCTTCCACCTAAGACTTTAAATGTAGCACTTGCAGGTACAGGCGTTGGTAAATCTTTGTTTATGTGTCATATGGCTGCAGCTGCTATTACACAAGGTCGTAATGTTTTATATATTACTTTAGAGATGGCTGAAGAAAGAATTGCTGAAAGAATTGACGCTAATTTATTAGATGTAACTATTGATGAACTTTATGATATGCCTAAAAAATATTATGACGATAAGATCAATAAGATGCAAAATAAAGTTAATGGTCAATTAATCATAAAAGAATACCCCACTGCGTCTGCTCATTCAGGACATTTTAAAGGTTTACTTGATGAACTATCATTAAAAAAATCATTTAAACCTGATATAGTATTCATTGACTACTTAAATATATGTACAAGTAGTCGTTTTAAAGGCGGTAATATATCATCTTACTTTTTAATTAAAGCAATTGCTGAAGAATTGAGGGGTCTTGCTGTACAATACAACGTTCCTATTGTGTCTGCTACTCAAACAACTAGAACTGGTTACATGTCAAGTGACGTAGGTTTAGAAGATACATCTGAAAGTTTTGGTCTTCCTGCAACTGCTGACTTTATGTTTGCTCTTATATCTAATGAAGAACTTGAGGAACTAAATCAAATTAAAGTTAAACAGTTAAAAAATCGTTACAATGATCCTGCTGTTAATCGTGCCTTTATTATTGGTGTTGATAGAAGTAAGATGAGACTATATGATGTTGAACAATCAGCTCAACAGATAGTTGACAGTAACCAAGAGACAAAAGAAAAACTAGAAAGTCCATCAGGACCTCAACCAACTGAAATTTATGATAAATTTTCAGGATTTAAAATATGAAAATAAAAAAGTTAAACTCAAAAGAGACTGTAAGAAAAAGAAAGCCATCAATTTACTATAAAACAGAAATGGTAAAGGTAAAGAATGAAATACTTTGGCGGGCTGTTGAAATGCCAAGTAAGTTGGTAATAAAAGAGTCTTTTTTTGAAGAAGATATAAAGGAACTTGTCAAGTTTCAAAATAAAAATAAAACATTTGGTATCTTTGGTTTCCCACCGTTCTTTGATTGTAGAGATGAGAATGAAAGAATATTGGATAGAGGTAAGAGTAGTTATAGTAGATAAATAGCTACATGGCAGACGTAACAACATTAGCTGAAAGTGCTCAAGCAATATTCTGTGCTTATGCAGATTATGTAGGTGAATCTAAAGCACAACAAAAACTTAATATAAAAACCTATCCTACGTTTGATAGTTTTGCAAATAATGAGAGAAAAGATTTAGAAGCTGCTATGAAAGGCGTTGACGTTGACGCTCCTGCAAAAGAAATCTTTGAATTTTTATCTCAAACTAAAAATGGTTGGTATCAATCTTCTATTACTATTGCTAAGACATTAGTTAAAGATTTAAAGAATATAGATAAAGATTATAATATTGCAAAGAAAAAAAGAGATTACTTTTACCTACGAGGTAAAGTGGGTGTAATGAGAGATATACAAGAGTTGTGGTCTATAGCAACTAAATCTAAACCCACACAAGAAGCAAAAAAAAACGTAGGCGGGTTTATAGGTTTCACAGATATTAATAAATGGAATCCTGCGGACATATATCTAGCAAATAAACAAGGTGAAGAAGGTATATTGAAGGAATTAAAAGAAGCAAAACAAGATCCATTATCTTATAGTTTTGATTATCTAAATGAAAAAATAAAAGAACTTATGGATAAAGGTGCATTGTTACCATTGTCACTAAAGAAAACTAAAAATAGTGCGAGACTAGTTAAAGTAAATTTTGTTGCAGCTGCAAAGGATGAAGTGTTAAAATCAGTTATGTTTAAAGGTACAACAGACTGGCAACCATATAGAATGTTAGCGAGAACACCTGAACTGTCGTTTGAAAAGTTAAGAGAGGGTGGTGCAAAGACAGTTACAAGAGATATACAAATACAACTTACCGCTGAGGATAAAGAAGGTATAATTAAAATCAGACATGATCCATCAGGCAGTAGTGCAAATGGTAGACTTGTAATAGAAATTATTATGAAAGGTGATCCCGCAAAAGGTGGCTCAATCGCTTCAGAGAAAGCAATGCACAGCCTATGGTCAACAATAGACAAGAATGCTGCTGATAAATTTTTAAGAGGTTATCAAGTAGGTGGTAGATATGGTGGTAAAGGTGTAAAAGAATTTGCTAGATTAAAAACAATGTATTTAAAAGATAAAGAAATATTAAGAAAATCAGTTAACCCTAAAAAAGGCGATAAAAACAAGTACGATCATTATCTTGCAATTGCAAGTGCTACAAATATCATAAATGAAATTATGCCTATCATTAAAGAATGGTTTAATACTAACAGCAAAGGTCCTAAAAGCAAGGCAAATAAGTTAGTTAGATTAATGTTTCAGATCGCTTCATCAAGGTCCCCTCTATCATCAAGGTTTGTAATCGCAAAATAGTATAAATAGTATTGTAAGTAGTGATTTATTAATGGAATTAGTGATATTTTTTGCTTGACTTTAGGCAAAAATTTTGATATAATGGATATAGTGGAGAAATATGTATAGTTTTAAACAATATCTTAATGAGGCAAAAAATACTCATTTAGAACATTTAGAAGACGAAATTATTAATAACGGATATCAAGGTGGTATCAACGCTATTGAGTTTCTTAAATCAATAAGAAACATGCTAGTAGGATCATCACGTAGAAAATTAAATCTATCTGTTAAATGGGATGGTGCACCTGCTGTATTCTGTGGTGTTAATCCTGAAAACGGCAAATTCTTTGTCGGATCAAAATCTATATTCAACGTAACTCCTAAAATCAATTACACACAATCAGACATTAGAAGAAATCACTCTGGTGGTTTGGTAGATAAATTATCTATTTGTTTAAAAGAACTACCAAAACTTGGCATAAGAGGTGTTGTACAAGGCGACTTGTTATTTACACCAAAAGATATTAAAAAGGTATCTATAAGAGGTGAGGATGCTCTTTCATTTACACCTAATACTATAACTTATGCAGTACCAGAAAATACTGACCTTGCTAAAAAAATTATGAGAGCTAAACTAGGTATCATTTTTCACACTACTTACAATGGCAGAAAAATGGCTAATTTAAAAGCAAGCTTTGGCGTCAATGTAAATAGTTTTGCAAAGACGCCATCAGTATTTTATGATGACGCTTCATACAAAGACACCTCAGGTGTTGCTACATTTACAACAACTGAAAGTGACCAATATGATAGTATGTTAAGAATGGCTACGGGATCATTGGGTAAAGGTAAAAGAATATTAGAACTATTAAGAAGACAGACAAATTTATTATCTGTAGGTGCTAGACTTAAAATATTTTTCAATACAAAAATAAGAGATGGTCAGACTATTGCTAATGTTAAAACTCTACAATCTGATTTTAGAAAATACTATGCGTCTGTATTAGATGATGAGATGTCAAGTAAGAAAACAGCAAATGCTAAAAAGAAATACGAGATGATAAAAAACGATGGTTTAAGATTTATTGATAGTAACGAAAACGATATTTACTTTGCAATCGCAAGTTACGTTACACTACAAAGAGTTAAGAACCTTTTAATTAGTAAGATGAATCAAATTAAATCTATCGGTACGTTTTTACAAAAAGGTAATGGGTTTGAAGTAACAAATCCTGAAGGTTATGTTGCTGTAGATAGAATGGGCAACGCAGTAAAATTAGTAGATAGACTAGAGTTTAGTACCGCAAACTTTACTTTAGCAAAAAATTGGATTAAAGGATGAAAAGTTTTAGAGATTTTATATTTGAAAAATTAGGTAGAATGAGAATCATCATGTTAGGTGGACCTGGGTCAGGTAAATCGACCTATACAGAATACTTAATTAAACATTTTAATATTACACACATTTATCCAGGTGGCATGTTAAGAAAAGAAATTGAAAAAGGTACAGAAATAGGACAGATTGCAAAAGATATAGTATCAAAAGGTGAGTTTGTTCCTAATGAGATAGTATTAGAATTAATTAAAAAGAAAGTAGAACAATCACCACAAGGTTATGTATTAGATGGATGGCCAAGATATATGCAACAAGTACAAGACATGGAAAAATCAGAAATAGGATATGACTATGCTGTATTTTTAGATGTTAGTACCGAAGAAGTAATGAGAAGATTACTTGCAAGAGGTCGTGCAGACGATACGGAAGAAATTATAGGTAACAGAATAGAATTATATAAAAAAGAAACAGGTCCTGTAATAGAATATATGAGAAAAAGACCAGGATTTTTAGAAATAAAAGCAGAGGGTGGTACACCTGAAGATACTGCTAACGAAATTATAAAAAGAATAGAAAATGAAAGTAAATAGTTTTATACAACACTTATCTGAAGGACTTTACGATCCAGGTATATTTAAAGCCTTTTTTCTTGCAGGTGGTCCTGGGTCAGGTAAAACGTTTGTTACATCTAGTGCCTTTGCAGGTAGTGGTTTGAAATTAGTTAATTCAGACGTTGCATTTGAGAGAGGATTAAAAAAGGCAAACTTATCTTTAAGTATGCCAGACGAAGAAACATATTTTAGAAACATAATAAGACAAAGAGCAAAGACATTAACTATCACACAATTAGATAAATATGTAGATGGAAGACTTGGTTTAGTTATTGATAGTACCGGTAGAGATTATGATATGATTGCCAGACATCATAACATGCTAGAACAAATGGGTTACGATTGTTACATGGTATTTGTGAATACAAGTTTAGAAGTTGCATTGGCAAGAAATGCTAGACGTGAAAGAACTATACCAGAATACATAACAACAAATAGTTGGAATGGTGTTCAAAGTAATATAGGTAAGTTTCAAAGACTATTTGGTATGAGGAATTTTATTGTAGTTGATAACAACAAGTCAGATTTAGAATTGACAACGCTCACAATGAATAGAGTAAGTAAAGTAGTAAGAAAATTTATTACAACGCCTGTATCAAACTATAGAGCGAAACAATGGATGAAAAAGGAATTAGAGGCTCGTAAAAGATGAGATTTAAAAAGTTTAACGATATAGAAAATATTAGGCATGCTAAGGTAGAAGAGCAGCCTATTAAAAACTATACAGGTAATATAAACGAGATAGATTGTCCTACGCCTAGTAAGAACACATCAGCTGCAACTAAAAAAGAAATGGTTGAAATGCAAGGTATGTTCAAACAAAGAAATACGGCAATAGAACAATCAGTAAAAAACCACGACGCTAAATCAGAATACGCTATAGAAAAATATCTAAAAGAAAATAATTTAGAACTTAATACAAAAGATACAGATAAAATTATTGAAACAGGCGCCGCTATTGCTAAAAAACTAAAGAACAAGTTTGAAAGAGCAAGACCATATCAACTTGCAGAATCTATAGGGATGGAGTTTAACAGTATGCCTTTAGAGTCTGATAGTATGAAGACACCAGCATACCCTAGTGGTCACTCTTTACAAAGTAGATTGATTGGTGAATACTATGCAGAAAAATATCCTGATCATAGAGAAGGCTTGATTGACGCTGCTGATGAATGTGGTATGGGTAGAGTATTTGCAGGTTGGCATTATCCTTCAGACCACAACGCAAGTGTTAAATTAGCAAAAGAAGTTTATCCTAAAATTAATTTAAAAAGAAAGTCTTTAAAAGAAAGTATAATTGATATACCTAGAAAGACATATGCAAGAGGAGTATTTGATAAAGCAGATACACCTAATCCAGTATTAAAACCATCTGTGAAGAAAATGGCATTAGATGGTATAAAGACATTTGAAAAATTTGGTAAAGTAGTTAAGTATACCTTAATTGGTTCAATACTTACAAAGCAATATAGAGCTGACGCAGACCTTGACATTAATATCTTATTTGATATACCTGGTTCAAAAGCAGAACAAGAAAAGGTACATGATGAGATTAGAGAATATCAAGCAGAAATAAATGGTAAGAATATACCAGGCACAGAGCATCCTATCAACTACTTTTCCATAATAGATCCTGTAACATTTAATAAGGCAAGGGACATGGCTGATGGTACTTTTGATATCGACTCTAACAAGTGGATTAAAAAACCAGAACCTGGCACCTTTGAACCCGAAAAATACGTTACGGATTTTCAGAAGCGTGTTTCTGAAATAGATGTTGTTAAAGGTGAACTCGTAAGAGACATGATTGATTATGAGGAATTAAAAGATTTGACAAGCTCTGATATTGATAACTTGTCAAGTTTAGTTTCTAAAAAGTTAGCTGAAATTAAAGATTCTATTAACACTCTAATTGATATAGGTGACAAGACTATTGCAGACCGAAAGGATGCTTTTAGTACAGATATGTCACCAGACGAAATCAGAAAGTTTGGTGTTAAAAACCGACTTCCAAAGAATGTGATTTATAAAATGTTAGAAAAGTATCATTATCTCAAATTTTTCAAAAAGTTGAACGAGATTATTGAAGATGGTAAAATATCACCAGACGAACTGAAATCGTTATCAAAAATAAAAGAGGCCAAGGGTAGATCAATAGCATTTACCTTTGGCCGATTTAACCCACCTACAATAGGACACGAAAAACTTATTAACAAAGTGGCTCAACAAAGAACAGATGACTACAGAATTTATTTAAGTAAATCTGAAGACACATCTAAAAACCCATTAAATGCTAGAGTTAAGTTAGCAACAATGAAACAAATGTTTCCTAGACATGCTAGAAATATAATGCTAAACCCTTCAAACATGATATTAGATATTGCTACTGAACTATACAAAAAAGGCTATTCTAACGTTACGTTTGTTGCAGGTAGCGATAGAGTAAGAGAATTTGATACTATCTTAAAAAAATATAACGGTGTTAAGAGTCGTCATGGTCTATACGACTTTGATGGTATAAGTGTTGCAAGTGCTGGTGAAAGAGATCCAGACGCTGATGGTGCAACAGGTATGAGTGCTAGTAAAATGAGAACAGCCGCAAAAGATAAAGACTTTAATGCATTTAAAAAAGGTCTACCATCTGGTTTTGCTAACACAAAAAATGCACAAGATTTATTTAAGAATGTAAGAAAAGGAATGATGCTAACTGCTTCATACGATATAGAAGAAGGTGCATTAAGATTTAAACCATTTATAACTGCCTCTACAAAAGAGGAGTTAAGTAAGATGACCTTGAGAGACAAATATATTTCTGAGCATCTTTATGATGTAGGAGATATAGTTGATGATGTTGAAACAAATGTCACAGGTGTTATCATAAGAAGAGGTACAAACTATGTTACCTTAGAAGACGAGGATATGAAATTACACAAATGTTGGTTATACAATATAATGGAATCTCCTGTCTATTCAGTAAAATTAGAGGAAAGATCAATGAAGTTAAATGAGAATAAAAGAAAGAATCCGTATGACAAAGAAACGGATCAACCTAAAAAATACGTTAAAGGTTTAAGTGATAAAGATAAAAAATCACACGATAGGCATTTAGAAAAACAAGGTAAAAAGTCTGATAGTGATAAATCTGCTTATGTACAATCTCCAGCTGATAAAAAAGCAAAAACTAAAACAAGTAAACATACAAAACGTTTCAAACAAATGTATGGCGAGTTAAAGACAAAGAATGAAAGAGAACCTCAACATAGAGGTAACGAATTTAATGACACAGGAATGCCAGAGTCTTACGATATAGGACATGACTATGCGAAATATACTTCTTCAATAACACCAGGTGAGAAGCATTATAACAAAAAATATCAAGGCAGTTCTTATAAACCAAGTAAACATAGTGATAATTTAATCAATGTTTATGTAAATAAAAAACATATTGGTGTTATACCAAATAATGAAAGTAAATATATGAAACCCATAGATAAAAAGGTTGAATTAAAAGATATAGAAGAATGGGCAACTAAAGAAGAAACGATTAATAAATATAAAGAAAGATATGGAGAGGAGTGGCAATCTAAAATTGAAGAAACATATAATAAAATGTTTGATAAAGTGATTGACACCAACGCAAATATGCAAGAAGGAAGAATGAAAGACATCGCTATAGACCTTAAATCAAAAGATGAAGGTGGATTAGATCCAGAGGAATTTCAAAGAAAGTACAGTAAATCTAAAGCAGAAATGAAAAAAGATTTAGGTGCTTCTGAAGGTTTCAAGTTGTCATTTAAAGATTTTATGCACGAGGAAGCTGATGATTGGGGTATTTATCCATCACAGATAAACGAAGCAGAGTATCAAGGTAAAACAGTAACTTTAAACAAACCAGTAAGAGGTGGATCTAAAAAGTTTTACGTTTATACAAAAAACGAAAAAGGTAATGTAGTAAAAGTATCATTTGGTGATCCTAATATGGAAATAAAAAGAGACAATCCTGCGAGAAGACGAAGCTTCAGAGCAAGACATAATTGTGATAATCCAGGACCTAAATGGAAAGCAAGATATTGGAGTTGCAAAAAATGGTAAGTAAATATAGAACAAGTTGGACAGAAATCCAAGAACAAATGAACGAGTTTTCACTTGTTTACGTTGCAAGGTGGAGAGGTAAAGATGGCAAAAGATATGGGTCACCTTTCAAAACAAAAGACTCTGCCGAGAAAAGAGCAAAAGAATTAAAGTCACAAGGTAATACCGAGGTGTCAGTAACACAAGATACACTTAGAGGAAATATTAAGTGGAAAAAAGATAATCAAGCTGATATAAAAGGAATGCAGAAAGAAAAAATTTCCTCAGATGACGATTATAGAGCAAAGAAAAAGGCGTTACAAGATATTCAAGTCAGCCCAGCACAATCAGCTATAGTGGGGAAAGATAAGTTACAGATGAGAAAAGATAAGTTAGACAAAGAATATCAGGCTTTTAAATCTGGCATAAATGAAGCAATGAGTCCTGTTCAAATCAAAAAATTAAAAGATAGTTGGGCAGATATAAAATTAATGTCACCTGAAAAAGTTAAAACATTAAAAAACTTTTTAGACAAATACTCTACAGACACTTTAATGCAACTTGCACAATCAAACATAAATTTTGTATCTAATATGGCAAGAAGTGTTGCAATGAGAAGAAAGACTGCTACTCCAAAACACGCAGGTAGTCATAAGACACACAGCGTAAAAGAAGAAACTAAAACTGATAGTCAAAAAGTTGCAGATTTGAGAACTAAACAAATGGTGTTGCAAACAAAAGCTAGAGATATGGATCCTAATAAAGATGAAACTGATATAAAAATAACAAAAAACAAACTTGACAATATACAGTTAAGAATGGATAAAATTAAATCTAAAAATGAAGAGGTACATCCTGCAAAAGCATTATTAGAAAAACTAGAAGGTCTTAAAAATAAATCAGAAAAAACAGGTATGCCTTATTCAATATTAAAGCAAGTTTATAATAGAGGTATGGCTGCATGGAAAGGTGGCCACAGACCAGGAACAACTCCACAACAATGGGCGATGGCTAGAGTAAATAGTTTTGTAACTAAATCATCTGGTACATGGAGTGGTGCAGATAAAGATTTAGCAAAAAAAGTAAGAGGGAGTAAAAAATAATGAACAAAAAATACTTTGAAACAAAAACAGGAAGTATAGAAGAAAAAATTACCAAAATTGCTATTGAGCAACAGTCAATAGTAAAACAAGAACCGAATGTAAAATTAAAAGTTGAAAAAACTTACTTTGATGTAAAACCAGGATCAGTTTCAGACGTTGCTTCTAAGGTTGTAAGTGAAGGAATGGATCCAGTTAATAAAGACGCTGTTAAGAAAAAGTTTGACGACAGAAAAGACAAAGACATTGACAACGATGGTGATACAGATTCAACAGACAAGTATCTTCACAAAAGAAGAGCTGCAATATCTAAAGCAACTGAAGCAGTAAGTTTTGCTCAACAAGCTGCAATTGCGATTTCTAAAAAAGAACGTGGTGAAAAACCAAAGAATGAAGCTGTAAACCAAGATGATCATGGTGAAAAACAAAATGCTAAAAAAGTTAAAGACTATACTGATCCTAAAAAAGGTGAGAAGAAACCTTTTAAAGCTTTAAGAGCAGAAACAAAGATTATCAAACTAGGTGATAAAGGTAAAACTGCTACTGGTAAAGAGGCAGGTGTAATAGACGTAGAACCTAGTGCTAAACCTATCTAGTTGCGACACTTTGTCAATTGACAAATACGCTATTATATGATAGTATAATAGTATAAAGAAAACACTATGACTAAACCTATCATATATTGTGACATGGATGGAGTTCTTGCAGATTTTAAAAAAGCTGCAATAAAGACCACTGGAATGTCAATTAACAGATGGATGAACATATCCACTTCAAAGGAAAAGTGGTCTAAAATCAACAAAAACAAAAATTTTTGGTATGATATGCCATGGATGCAAGGTGGCAAACAATTATGGTCTTACATATCTAAATTTGACCCTCATATATTATCAGCATATGTTGAAGAGTCTTATGACCCAAATTGTATACCTGGTAAAACTGCTTGGCTAAGAAAAAACACAGGTTTAATCAATAGTCAAAAAATCAATCTTGTAAGAAGAAAAGAAAAGAAACTCTTTGCAAAAAGAGGTAATCCTGCAATTCTAATTGATGATTATGAAAAAAATATTAGAGAATTTACACAGGCAGGTGGTGTAGGAATTCATCACACAAACACATCAAAAACTATATCTCAACTAAAAAAGTTGGGTTTTTAATCGTATAAATAGTAGTATTAACAACACGGTATAAATTTATATCAATAATTGAGTACCTTATAATAAGGGAGAGAATAAAATGGCAAGTTGGGGAAAAGTAGATCAACATCAGGATGCACCTTTATGGGCATTAATGATGATCAATAAAGCACCTACAAGTGCTAATATGGGTCCTGCTGGTACAGGTAAGTTATTTAATAACGCTACAGCAGATAACCTTATTACAAATTTAACAGTAGGTTTATTTAACTATGCAGCTAATGAAGTGCCAGCAGGCGCTCATCAAGGTTGGGTATTAAAGACCACTGGTAAGTCTGGCTCTGGTAGAAATGGTAGAGTACAGTCTCAAACACTTGTTACTTTAACAAGTAACACATAATAAAAATTAATAGGGGTCGCTTCGGCGACCCTTATATATATTAATAACATGATGTAGGAATATACCTACAGTAGCATTCCCGTAAGGGTTTATAGGAGAATAAAAATGGCAGATAAAAAAATTACAGCGTTAACCAATTTAGGTGACGGCTTAGCAAGTGAAGATTTATTTCATATAGTAGACGATCCATCAGTAACACCAATTAACAAAAAAGTTTCAGCAGAAGATGTATTTAATAATATTCCATCTTGGTTAGGATTATCACAACTAGCTCAAACAATTACAGCAGATGGTTCAACAGCAACAGCTGTTGACGTAACTACTGCTATAACTTTAGTTAACGCTACTTCAGCAACACATAGTTGTGCTTTAGCAGACGGTTCAGATGGACAAGTTAAAACAATTATTAATTCATCAACTTCAGGAACAAACGCAGTTACAATCACACCAGCCAATGCTGGTGGTTTTACAACAATCACTTTAGATAAAGAAGGTGAATCAGCAACATTACTATTTAAAAATTCTAAATGGTATGTTATTGGTGAAGGTAATGAAGCTACTATAGCATAACAATTAGGGGATTTATGGCAATAGATTTAAAAATATTAAAAAGTGAACGTGAGACTTTACAAAAAGATTATGATAATATGAATTATAAAATATCTGAAAGTGAAAAAAGTTTGAGTAGAATGAAGAATAATTTAAACGCTATATTTGGAGCTATTCAACAAGTAGATAGATTTATAAAAGCTGAAGTAAGTCAACCTGAACAAAAACAATTATTAAATGAAAAACAAAACATTTCAACAACTGAGGTTCAAACTAATACAACTGAACATGTTTTAAAGGAAGTATGAAAAAATATATTGAAGAAGATTTTTTAGATGAATTGGCAAATAATACACCAAATATGAGTCAGTTTGATACTATTAAAGAAAAAAATATGGAAGAAGTTGAAGAAGACCTTACAGGTGGTAAGTCTTTTAAAAAATTAAAAGACGAAATTAAAAAAGGATAAAGATGAAAACATTTAAACAACACATAAAAGAAGATGGTCAAATGGGTGTTGGTACTACAAGTCATCATACTTCGGTAGAAGATGGATCAATGGGTGCTCACAACATACATGAACCTGCAATCTTACAAAGAGTAAATGCCTTTGTTGGTTCAATAGCTGATAGGGAATATTTACAACCTGAGGCTGCTCTTTCTCAATTAGAAGCGAGATTGACTAGCATTGGTGTACAATTAAAAGACTCAATTACAATTAATGATAAACAAGGAACTTTTGAAAGTGCTTTAGTATTTAATGGTGGTCGTTTTGGTAAAGATACCGACGGTTCTGACATAAATGATGATGGAATTAGTCATAAAGTTGGTAAAGAGATAAAACTAAAAGGTAAATACGAAACATTAGAGAATGGCGCTGTTAAAGTTTATGCAGAGCTTGGCTAATGTTTCATAAGATAACAAAAAAAAATTGGTTATTTTACGCCATAAAAAACTATAATGTTCCTAATTTAGATAGTGAACAGGAGTTTTATGAAGATGTAAAAAGATTTAAATATCTTAAACGTCTATTTCGTAAATACGAAAACACAGGTGAATTAAAAACTAGATTAGTTTTAAATCACATTATAGTATTAACAAATATATTTGGTAATGAGGCAGCTGCAACTTTATTATTGTTTAAAATTGAAAAAGAATATTGGTCTATATTAAAGACTTTTTTACAATATTTAAATATTATATTACCTGACGAGTTGCCTGATATTAAAATACACAAAACCATGTTGTCAACTTTGGAGAAATTATAATGGGAAGAGCAATAGACTTATTAATAACATATAGAATTATAAAGTTGTTAGTAACGCCGTTTGAAAAACAAGAGGCCTACAAATATGGGATTATTGATAAAGATGGCAAAGTATTAAGAAAAAATAAAGAATTAAAATCTGCTAAAGAAAAAGATTCTTATACTATTTTACATAGATTCGTTTTTAATTTAAAACGTTTACTTAATAAAATACCAGGTGGTAAATCTAAACTAGGCACATATGCAGCTGCATTAGGTTTACTATTAAAAGAACAAAAAGATATAAATGCGATTGAACTCGAAAGAAGCCTTTATAAACATTTAGTGGATAATAAATTAATTATCTATAGTGATAATTTGAATGAGTCCGCTGAGTTTGATTATTTACCCACAGGCCGTTTTACAGTGATTGATAATTTAGAGGATTTGAATGGTGAAACATCAGCTGAAGTGGGTGATATAGTTTATACAACTGAAAATCAAAAACCATTTGATACATACTTTGGTGTAAATTTATATCATGTTGTAAACGAAGATACAGAAAAACAAATAGTTGTATCAGAGGACAACATAGAAAGAATAAGATTTTAATGTGGCCATATAATGATGAAGAAAGTGTATGGTTATCTAAATCTAAAGGAGAGTAATGAAAACTTTTAAAGAAATACGAGAGGCTTGTTGGGCAGGCTACAAAGCAATAGGTCAAAAGAAAAAAGGTGGTAAAATGGTACCTAATTGTGTACCAGAAGAAGCACCTGCAAATTCGGTAGGTGATGGTTCAAATGTTGCAATGCCACCAGCACATGAACCTGGTGTGCATAAAAATAAAAAGAAAGATTTAACAAAACTATTAAAACGTGAGGATTATGATAGAGTGGAATTAGAAAACGTTGTTAATAAAATTTGTTCAAACCAAGAGATAGAAGAAACTCAAATTAAACCTATCATAAACAATATAAAATCTAAAAAACAAAAAGGTACATATACTGAAAATTTTGGTATAAAAGCATTTAGATATGTTGTAGATAATCAAGTTTCAGATACAGTAACGGAAGAGTTTAAAAACGAAGTTGCATCATTTTTATTGGTGAAATATGAGTAAATCTTTTAAAGAATTGCGGGAGTATGTTAGAGGCTTTGCTATAGGACCTATTGACACATTAAAACCTATGTCATCATTGGGTGGTGCTCAATTTTCTCCAGATAGAAGATATACTGCAACAATGCCTCAATTAACAGCAACAGCAAAAGGACCAGGATTAGGAACAATTAAACCTATGGTCACAGCAAGTAAAAAGAAGGAGAAGAAGTAATATGGAATTACTAATCGCATTAGCAATGAAATTTTGGCAATGGTCAATCTTAATTGCTGTAGTAATAATAACATCTCTAATTAATTTATTAGACAAGAAAAAATCAAGTAATTTAAAATTTAGTTATAAAGAAATGCCAGAACTAAAACCTATTGCAATCCCAACAAAGGGTAAAGGGTTTTGGAAAGGTATAGCAATGTGGTTACTTTCAACTAGAAATTGGCAGATAACAAAAGACTGGCACTATAGTATTGATGGTACGGGTTATGTAATACCAGCAGGTTTTACATTTGATGGTGCAAGTATACCTAAATTTTTAAGAACCTTTTTCTCACCAGTTGGCGTATTACTAATTGGTGGTCTTGTGCATGATTATATGTACAAGTACGCTGCTTGCAACCCAAGCACGGAAGGTGCACCTTTAATGTTAGTAGATCAAAAGAGAGCAGATCAAATCTTTAGAGATATTAATATTGAAGTAAATGGCTTCTATTCAATGAACTATCTATCTTACTGGTCATTAAGACTAGGCGGCTTTGTTGCGTGGAATGGACATAGAAAAAGAAACGCTAAAATAGGAGACTAATATGTTTTTAACATTAGGATTAATTATAGGATTTATATTAGGTTGGTATGTAAACGAGAAGTTTGAAGACTTAGTTGAAGTATCTAGTAAACTGAAATTTTGGAAAAAATAAATGAGATTAATATTCATAGGCATTATCATCACGTCATTACTTGGTGCTGGTGCTTATGTTTTAAAGTTACAAAAAGATAATGTAATTTTGAAAGAGAACGCAGTTAAATTAGAGTCTGCTATTAGTGAACAAAAAACTTTAATAGAAAATCAGAAAAAAGATTTTGAAGAAATATTAGACGCTAACAATAAGATGAATGAGTTAGTAGGTGTATTAAAAAAAGATTTAGAAGATTTAGATAAACGATTTAACAAAAAGAATAGAGATGTTGGTAAGTTAGCAATAGCTAAAACCAAGTCTATTGAAAGAATAACAAACGGTGCAAGTGCGCTGGCTACAAGATGTATTGAAATAGCTAGTGGATCACCACTAACAGAGGCAGAGAAAAATGCTACAAAGAAATCTGAAATTAATTCAGAATGTCCTAGTATTGCTAATCCTAAGTATATTCCTTACTAATTGTAGTGGAGTAAAACAGTTAGAGATATTTAAGCAAGAAGTACCTAGGGAAAAACTCAATCTGAACACCCCAACTCCTTTAGAGTTAGAAAATCTACGATGGATTATTAT